ATACGGAATCACATCTCCATAGCCGCCGTATATAAATCACTCGCCCTAGCAACGACCGTCCTGAAGCTCTGCAAATAGTGGCTCATGGCGGTATTGACGGTCGAATGCCCCAGCGCCACGGCAATGTCCTCGATGGCGGCTCCATGCTCCAGCGAGATCGTAGCCCACGAGTGGCGCAGGCATGTCATCGGCACGTGGGGCAGGCTGAATCGCTTGCAGAACGCGCGGAAACGGCGAGCGACGGCGTTTGGGTCGAGCGGGCACAGGCGACCCGACCTACGCGCCCCGCGTATCGCACGCAGGCGCTCAAGCGCGAAGCGGGGGAGTTTCAGCTTGCGGTCTGACAGCCTGGTCTTGCATCCCGTCTCCACGACCTCGCCGCCGACCACGTGCAGGCCGCGCTGGACGTGAACCCATCCCGAGCGCCAGTCCACGTCCTCGATGCGAACGGCGCAGGCCTCACATCGGCGCAGGCCGAGCGCGGCACCCAAGAGCACGGCGGCCTCGAATGGCTGTCCGACGATGGCCTTGAGCGTCATGCGCTCCTGCTCGGCGGTGAGCGTCGGTCGGCGCACCGTGGGCTTCTTCGGCAGCTCCACGCCCTGCGTCACGTCCCAGATTCTGAGCTGGTGGCGGCGAAGCACCCAGCGGTAGATCTGCCTGAAGGTCTTGTAGGCCTTCTCAGCGGCACCGGGGAGGTCGAACCCGTCCACCCAATCTTGTACTTCCTCAAAGCTGATGCTCTCGATCTCGCGCTTGCCCCACTGCGGCATCAGGTGGCAGCGGATGGCGCTGCGGTAGCCCTCCAATGTGGTCGCCCGCAGGCGCTTGCCCTTGTCGGCCATGTACTCGGTTGCGGCGGCGGAAAACAGCATTTTGAACAATCCAATCTCTTAAAAATCCCAGACGTTTTGCATGGTAGACCTCCGCATTTCGTCTGGGATTTTTGGCTTTAAAGCGCGGGGGACGGCGGCCTGATACTCGCGTTAAGCAGCAAGCATAGAGGGGAGGTGAGTGGATGGAAGTGCTAAAGCTCTTTGCGCCATACGGCCCTGGTTGGCTCGGCGGCGCGGCGCTGGCGCTCATCGCCTTTTACTTCGGAAAGCAATTTCTCGAGGAGTACAAGCGCCAGAACGAGCGTAAAGGCGAGATTGACCTTAAGCGCGAGGAGCGCAAGCAGGATGAAGTCAAGGAGCGTGCTCAACGCGATCGTGAGCGGTCTGAGATGGAAGGGCGAATCGCCGCCCAGATGGAACGCTCGAACTCACTGATGGAAGCCATGAAGACTCTCATGGAGTCCGTGGTTGCGTCAAATGAGGTCTTGCACAACGACTTGGCCCATAGCCAAGCGCGTAGCCAAGGAATGGCTGAGAAAGTCGACCACATCTGCGACCGAGTCGACCTGCTCTATGACAAGGAAACAGGTAGATAGGAGGAACCATGACTACCGAAGACATTATCCGCAAGGTGACGAGCCGCAAGTTCTGGCTGTGCACGGCTGCCTTTTTGGGCTCCGTCGCGACCAGCGTTGCCGGCATCGCCACGGACAACCAGACCGTCGCCGCCATCGGCACCGTTTGCGGGGTCGCGAGCGCGGCCATCTATGCAGCGGCCGAGCAGGCGGTCGATGCAGCCCGCCTGAAAGCAGGTGGAGCGAATGACCGAGACTAAGAGCGAGCCCAAGCGTAAACTGCCGCTCCGCAGTGCATTTGCCGTCATCCTCGCCCTCGTAGCGGCCCTCGCCGCCCCGTGCGGCGCGGAGGCCTACCAGAGCGTCAACAAGTACGTGAGCAACGGGCACGGCTACCTCAATGCGAGCTACCTGGTCATTCACGAGACCGCGAACCCGGGCGCGAGCGCCTATAACCATACGTTGCTGTGGTCGCGTGACGACACCTACGCCGTGCATCACGTCATGGAGCTGGACGGATCCACCGTGTACAACACGGTGCCAGAGAATCGCCTTTGCTGGCACGTGGGCAACGGCAACTACGCCACGGTAGGTATCGAGCTTGCCCACGCCACTAATGCTTCTGACTTCTCCAAGCAGTGGGGCGAGGCAGTCAAGTGGGCTGGCGATGAACTCCGCGCTCATGGTTGGGATACGTCCCGCCTGCTGTCCCACTACGAGGCGGCCCAGCGCTGGGGCGGCTCCGATCATACCGATCCGAATGGCTATTTCGCCCAGTACGGCAAGTCGTGGTGGGAGTTCAAGCAGGCGGTCGCAGCCTATCTCGGCAGCGGCTATGTCGCTCCCATCGCGCCTACCAACGGCAACGGCGGTACGTATCAGCCCTCTTATTCTGCAACCCGTACGAGTTTCCCGAAGTCCACGGGCAAGAGCGTAAACATCCACTACGCCCTCCACAACCGCTACGGTGCGTGGAATGAGGCTGTGACTAACTTCAACGACTCCAACAGCGAGGGTTTCGCGGGTATGCCCTACGGCTCCCACGACATGTTGATCGCGTGGGTTGACAGCGGCACGCTTCGCTACCGCGTCCACACCAAGGAGAGCGGTTGGCTGGATTGGGTGCAGACCGCCAACTACAACGATTCCGCAAATGGCATGGCAGGCATTTGGGGCCAGACCATCGACGGCGTCAAGATGTACTACATCACCCCGTCTGGCGAGTACAAGCAGGTCTACTACCGTGCTCAGGACGTTGCGCACGCAAGCTGGCACGACGAGGTCTGCGATGACGGCTCGACCTACGGCGGCGATGACTACGCTGGCATGTACGGCTACGCGCTCGACCGCCTGCAATGCTACGTTTCCGACGGTACCCGCCGATGATGGGTATCATCGCAGCATTTATCCTCGGCAGCACCGTCGGGAGCCTGATTTTCTTCTTGGCTCTGTGTCTCGTCGGTGCATTCCGAGACGATTAAAGTAAAGGCGCAATACAAACCTCGTTTGAGGTTATTGGCCCCCGTTTCCCAGTGATAGGAGACGGGGGCTATTTTTGTCTGCGGATATTTCCGCGTCCTAACTCAGACCATAAGTACCGAAATATGCACTTCTATGGATACCTATAGAAATGTATAACTGCACCATGGAGCACTATGGGACACTATAGAAACCTTAACTCATATAACGTGAGGTAAAACGTCATACTGATAAAACCGCAGGTAGGACGCTTGCATAAAATGCTTGCGTCCTAATTTGTCCTTACGGGTACCTAACTAATTCCCGAAGTAAACGCGCTCAATCTCTTCAATGAACATATCTCGGTCTGGTTTATCGTAGTGCCTGCCGAGAATATTTTGCGCGGCGTGACCCATCATCTTGTCTACCATCTGGGCTGGGACGTTGTACTTCCACAGCATCGCCGTAGCCCAAGAGTTGCGCAATTTGGACAGCGAGAGCTTGCGGATACCATTTTTGGCAAGCAGCTTCTTATGGTCACGGCTGATTGTCGGTCGGCTCATCGGTATCCCAGTTCCGTTGTCGGACAGGAACAGTTCATCGTCTGCCCTGCGCTGCTCCGCGATCTCTTTGAGCCTTATGCTCCATGGCTCGGGAACGATAATAGGTCGAGTGCTACTTGCCGTCTTCAGGCTGCTGAACTCTGAATTACACGCACCGTATTGGCGGTAAAGATTGTAGATGGCGTAGGTTCGCCCGTTTCGCTCGACATACTCCATGTCTTTTATCGCCGCCGCGACCGCTTCACCAGTGCGGCACGACCCCTTGCCCATGAGTATCAGGATCGACTCAATGCGACTGCCCTTCGCGCTTTCGATCAGCTTGTGCAGCTCGTCAAGCGTGTATACATCAAGCTCGTTGCTAGTTGCGGTATTCTTCTTAGGCATCTTGTATTGCACATCTTTAAAGGTGATTCCCTTTACGCCGTGGAGCTTGACGCATGTGACCATGTTTCCAACCGTGATGTTCGACAGTTCCGCACATGACGGCGCGAGCATCTTTAACCATGTCTGGTATTCGCTTACATCGACCTTGTCGAGAGCAACGCCACTCCATTTCTTTTCGATATAGATAGACCACATGTTCATATAGTTCTTTAAGGTATTGGCGGCTATCTCACCTCTTTCCAGACGCTCTTTGAGTTCTGGGAAATACCATTCATCCCAGCATTGGGCGAACGTGGGGCAGGGCACAACGCGTTCGTTTGGCGGCAGGTGGTGAATCTGCCAAAGGCGCCGCAGCTCATCGTCCGCTTCACGCGAGGTGCATGGGAAGAGCGTTTTGGATCTGCGTACTCGATTGAGTCCATCCCATTCGCACCATCTGATGCGCCATTTGTTCTTAGCGATTTTGGCCTTCGTCCCCCATGACGAACGTGTCATAATTAAAAAAGTCCCTCCTGTCGGGCATAGCCGACTCTAGCAATGCGGATGGGATTGTTTAGCGCTCCACTGGTCTTGGCGGGTTAGTGGGGCGCTTTCTTTTATAAACAGAAAATCTGTTTATCGCTACCAGGTGGCTCGCTCCTGATTGAGTATGATCTCAAGAGCGCCCACAGCGTTCATCAGCTCACCCTTGGCCTTGCGGTAGTCGCGGCTCGAGGTCTTCGTGCGCTCGCTGATGTATGTGATGACCGTGGTAGGCATGTCGAGGTCGTTGAAGTCGATTTTCAGAGCGAGCGTATCGACGTACTTCTGCTTGTCGGAGACGAAATTGCCGCTCATGCCCGACATGGAGAAGTTGCTCTGGCCGCCGAATGTCATCGAGCCACCGCCGAAACTGCCGGTGGTCACCTCGGAGCCGTCCACGAGCACAGAGAAGCCGCGAATGGATGCGATGGGGGCGTAGTAGGGCTTCGCCTCCATCGCCTTTTCAGCGACCAGCGAAAGACCGCCAGTGAACAACGCGAGCGTGGCCTTGCCGGCGATGCCCATACCCTTCTTCTTGACCGCTGCGGTCGCCCTCTTCACGCAGATGACGCCGCGCTCGGTGTCAATGGCGAACTTGCCGTAATCGTGCGTGGGCGTGAACTCCTGCTTGCCCTTTTTGGCGCTGATGGCGCTCTTGAGCTCCTCAAGGCGCAGCTCGCCGTTGCGCTTGAACTCCTCCGCTTCCTTCCTCATGCGCTCGAGGTCGAACTCCTTGTCCTCCTCGCTGTAGTAGTTGTCGTCCTTCTCGTTGTCGTTGTAATCTCCCATGCTTACTTCTCCTTGGTCGATTGGCTTACCTTATCTTCGAGTTCACTAAATTCATCGGGATTCATATCTAGGGCCCTGATAATAGCGAGCGCTTTCTGCCACGTTGGATCCTTTACGCGACCCGTTTGCAACTTCGAAATATAGGATGCATTTACGGTGTCGCTGGCAATGTCTGCTGGCTTTAAGCCTTTTAGCTGTAAGGCTGCGTTCATGGCTTCACTGAAAGACATCGTTCCTCCTATCAACATCGAATATTTTAGCCTTTCCAATACGACATTTCCAATACGACAAAAATTTTTCTTGCAAACTGTCCAATACGACACTACACTGGCAGTGTCCAATACGACAGAACAGGAGGTGAGCGCATGGACAAGATTACCGAAAAGGTAGGTGGATGGCTTCAGCGCCCAGGCAATACCAAGAAGAAGATGGCGGCTGAGCTTGGGATTACACCCGATTCGCTTACCAACAAGCTGACTGGCGAAACGCCGTGGCTTTGGCTGGAGGTTAGAAAGATTGCATCAATCATTGGATGCAAGATTTCCGACTTTTGCTAGCCAAACCAAGCGAACCACAGAAGGCAAAGGAAATGAGGAATGGATGCCTGACACGATCCAATTTTCATCACGACTCTGAATGAGGCGAATAGGCTGTGAAACGCAGGTCCCCAGACTTTGAGAAGGGCTTCAACTACTGCCTGTTTCTCAACGTCATCGTGCTTTTAGCCGTCATGCTCCTCGTACTTTTGGTCAAAGCCCTAGAAGGATGCTTATGAGCTTGAGTATGGCCGCCTCGTAAGACGGTATGTCGAATTCCTCTTGATCATGGCGGGGACTATATTCCGATGTTCCCCCGCCGAACGTTTGCGCTGGTAGATAGCGCATTTCTGTTCATCCGCTACGTACCCGTCTCCATCGGCGCCGGGCTTTTTGGCCTTCTCCTTGGCGCCGATCGCAAGGCGGTACCTGTGTCGCCGGCTGGCAACCCCAGGCGACATGGAACGCAGCACACCCATATCAAGCTGTTCCGCCTGACGAGACGGGCGCGTAGCGGATGAATGGAGCGACCTTTGATAACCGCATCCGCCATTTGCCGTGAGCAGGGGGAGCCTGTGACGGCTGCAATGGCTCGGCAGCTGGCTCCGTTGAAAAGCCAGACAGTCAGGTGCGATGCCTGGCAGTAAGTCTCAGCGCCATGTGGTGCGCATCCGCTATCAACTCGTCGTAGACGTCTCGATAGTTCTCTGTCCATCCGTTACCGCCAGGATGTGCACCTCAAGGCGCTGAGAAAGGAAGAGTGGCTCCGAGAACACTCCTTTGAATTGGAACGCAGGGGAGTGAAAAGGGAGCCACAGGCAAACACCCACCAAAGGAGGTGGACGCATGAATCATACCAAAAGCGCCTGGGTCAATCCGCTCAGCGAGTTCCAGCAGACCATGGATGCGGCGGCGGAGAAGTTGCGCTGCCAGCTCGAGGACATCGAACCGTACTGCGGATCGCAGGCGCTCAAGTTCGCCGTCAGGGCGGGTCTGCAACCGCAGATGGCCTACACGGTCTCCGAGACGTCCAAGTATACGGGGGTCTCGGCAAGCACCCTTTATGCGGAGAACAAGGCTGGACGATTGCCGTTCAAGACAATCGGCAGCAGGAATGCGCTCATAAGAGTGGTCGATGTCGACAAGTGGATGGAGGGTCGCTCCGATGGCCGTTAGGATTTTCGATTTCCTGTCGGACCGCTGGATGCGGCTCAACCCGAAGCTGCGCAACGCCATCGTCTCGACCGTCCTCATCGCGGGACTGATCTTCGCGGGATGGCTCGAGGGCACCGCTCCGAGCGGCATGTACTACTAGGAGGTGCCGATGGTCGGCTTCTTTGGATGGACCGCCGAGCGCGGTCGAGACGGCAGCTGGTTCGCGACCAAGTTCGTCGAGAAGGGCCCCACGAGGGGCAGCGCGACCGGAATCGTCCGATCGCGCCATCTGCTGGCCGACGTCAGCAAGGCCGCGGACAAGGAAGCTGCGATGCGTGAGATCAAGCGTCTCTACGTAATCGGAGCGCTGCAATGACGGAACCGACCGAAAACAATGGAGAAAATGTGGAATCGGGGGTAGTTGTCCCTCGCAAAAGGGACAACTCATATTTCTGGCGCTCTGACGAGGACAGATACATCAGGACGCACAGGATGGACGGCTATCTGCTGCTGTCGGAGATGATGACAGGCCGCGGATGGCCGAGGTCTCCCGAAGCCATCAAGAAGCACGCCAAGAGGGTGCTCGGAATCAACCTTAGCAAATACCCCGAATCGGGGATGCACCGCTGCATCTCGTGCGGGAAGTGGGACGTGCGCCCCAACTCCCATGCCGGGCGAATGGGGCTCTGCCCCGCCTGCTGGAGACGAAGGCAGGCCGAGGCGATCCGCGAGGGCATGGACGAGAAGAAGGCCGAGGCCGAGTACCAGAGGGAAAAGAAGCGCAGGCGCGATGCGAGAAAGCGCCTGCAAAGAGAGAAGGAAAAGAACAATGGAAGAGACTGTGGAACAGGTTCAGGCGAAGCCCGAGCCCGTGAAGATCTCGGCGCTTGAGCTCGAGAACGTCAAGCGAATCAGGGCCGTGGCGCTCCGTCCGACCGAGAACGGCCTGACCGTCATCGGCGGTCGCAACGGCCAGGGCAAGACCAGCGTGGTCGATGCGATCTCGTGGGCGCTCGGCGGCAAGCGCAAGCAGCCGTCCAAGCCGAACCGCGAGGGCAGCGCGACGCCGGCGAAGCTGCACGTTGAGCTGAGCAACGGCCTTGTGGTCGAGCGCTCGGGCAAGAACGCATCGCTCACCGTGACCGACCCATCCGGCAAGAAGGCAGGCCAAAAGCTTCTCGACAGCTTCATCGAGGAGCTTGCAATCGACCTGCCGAAGTTCATGGTCATGACCGACAACGAGAAGGCCCAGGAGCTGCTGCGAATCATCGGCATCGGCGGCGAGTTGGACGAGTTGGACAAGAAGCTGGGCGCCCTGAAGGCCGAGCGCCTGGACATCGGTCAGCGCAAGCGCGCCAAGGACAAGATCGCCGAGGAGATGCCGTTTTACCCCGATGCCCCCGACCACCGCGTGTCTCCTGCCGAGCTCATCGAGCAGCAGCAGGCGATTCTCGCCAAGAACGGCGAGAACCAGCGCAAGCGCGCCAAGGTCGGCATCTTCAAGCAGCAGCGCGACAACCTGAACATGCTGTGCGACAGCCTCAACAGCCAGATCATGTCGCTCAACGAGGAGCTGAAGCGCAAGACCGAAGAGCTGATGAAGCTCACCGATGACTACCAGACCGCGCTCAGGGACGCAGCCGAACTCGAGGACGAGAAGACCGAAGAGATCGAGCGGAGCATCGCCAACATCGATGCGCTCAACCAGAAGGTCGAGGCGAACGGGCGCCGCAAGCAGGCACTGAAGGACGCCGAATCCCTGAACGACGACTACCAGAGCTGCAACAGCGAGGTCAACGCGGTCGAGGACCAACGCAAGAAGCTGCTGGAGACCGCCAAGATGCCGCTGGACGGCCTGACGGTCGAGGACGGCAAGCTGGTGTACAACGGCGCGGTCTGGTCGGACATGAGCGGTGCGGAGCAGCTGCGCGTGGCGACGGCGGTCGTGCGCTCGCTCAAGCCCGAGTGCGGGTTCGTCCTGGTCGACAAACTGGAGCAGATGGACCCCCAGACGCTCGCCGAGTTCGGTGCCTGGGCCGAGTCCGAGGGCCTTCAGGTCATCGGCACCCGCGTGGCGACCGATGACACCTGCTCGGTCATCATCGAGGACGGGCGCGTGGCCGAGGGCGCTGGGCAGCTGAAAGTCGATATGCCTGAGATTAAGGTCGAGATTCCCGAGGTCAAGATTCCCGCTGCCATGAAATTTGGAGGTAGCTTCTAATGACGTTCCAGATCACCCGCGGTCAGCGTCCCCGCCCCCAGAAGGTCGTCCTCTACGGCCCCGAGGGCGTCGGCAAGACGATGCTGGCGGCTCAATTCCCAAACCCCCTGTTCATCGATACCGAGAGCTCGTCCGACTACCTGGACGTCCCGCGCCTTCCCGCTCCCACGAGCTGGCAGATGCTGCTCGATGAGGTCACGTGGATTCGCGATTACCCCGAGGAATGCGGGGGCACGCTTGTCTTGGACACCGCCGACTGGGCGCAGAAGCTCGCAGTCGATGACGTGTGCAATGCCATGGGCTACAAGAGTATTGAAGATGCGGGTTACGGCAAGGGCTACACCTACGTCACAGAGCGTTTCGGCAAGCTGCTGAACCTGCTGAGCGAGGTGTGCGAGCGCGGCTGCAACGTGGTCGTGACCGCCCACGCCATCATCAGCAAGTTCGAGCAGCCCGATGAGATGGGCGCCTACGACCGCTGGGGCCTGAAGCTCATCGACGGCAAGAAGACCAGCGTCGCGGCGATGCTCAAGGAGTGGGCGGACGCAGTTTTGTTTGCCAACTACAAGACAATCGTCATCACCACAAGCAAGGACGGCAAGGTCGGCAAGGCCCAGGGCGGCAAGAACCGTATGCTCTACTGCTCGCATGCCGCCACGTGGGATGCCAAGAACCGTTGGGGCCTGCCGGACGAGGTCCCCATGGAGTACCAGCAGCTGGCGCCGTTCATCCCCGTCCCGCAATTCACACAACCGCAGCAGCAGGTGCAGCAGCAGGCGGTCGAGGCGGTCAACGTCTCCACGGTCACGCCGGAGCAGATCGAGCAGGCGCGGAGCATCCCAGACCCGTTCGAGCCGGAGCGCCCGGCATACCTCAAGCCGCTCTACGACTTGATGCGGCGTGACGGCATAAGTGCTGAGACGGTGAGCGCGGCCATCTCCACGCGCGGGTATTTCCCCGAGGGCACACCGGTCGACACCCTGCCCGAGGACTTCGCGAAGTTTTTGGTGTCGGCCTGGGACAGTATGCGCGACTACATCAATTCCGGCATGGCAGCCGGTCGAAAGGAGTAAGAAATGGCAAACGATATGGGTCAGTCCTTCTGGTGGGACGGTGAGATCGATGCGGTGGAGAACGAGTTCGAGCTTATGGAACCCGGTGAGTACTTGGCCACGGTCGAGAACGTCGAGCGCCAGCAGTTCAACGGCAGCGACAAGATGTGCGCCTGCCCCATCGCCAAGGTGAACGTCCGCCTGGACAACGGTCGCGTGCTTTCCGACCGCCTGTTCCTGAATTCCAAGGGCGCCTGGAAGATCACCCAGTTCTTTGTCTCGATCGGGATGCGGGCGGTCGATGCACCCAAGGAGCAGAAGCTGAAGATGGATTGGGTGGGAGCTGTCGGTCGCCGCTGCAAGATCAAGGTCGGCACCCACGAGTACAAGGACAAGACCTATAACGAGATCTCCGAGTGGATGAAGCCCGAGGCCCAGGCAGTTGCACCCCAGCAGCACGTCTACGGAAACGCCAACCCCGAGCCTGTCTCGCCTGCATTGCAGGGCATGATCAACCAGACCTTCCAGCAGGCGCAGGCCGCGCAGAACGGGGGCTTCTAAGGCATGAGATTCAACCTGCGTCCCTATCAGGAGCAGGCCATAGTCGCAATCGAGGAGCGCTGGGAAGCGGGAGACCGCGCAACGCTCCTCGTCCAGGCAACGGGCACCGGCAAGACAATCGTCATGGCAGGTGTCACGGAGGACGCGGTCCGCGATGGCGGTCGCGTCCTCATTCTTGCCCACCGCGGCGAGCTGCTCCAGCAGGCAGCCGACAAGCTGCAATCATCCACGGGACTGCGCTGCTCGGTCGAGAAGGCCGGGGACACGAGCGTTGGGACATTCGAGCGCGTGACGGTCGGCTCCGTCCAGACCCTGTGCCGCGAAAAGCGCCTTCGGGCGCTCGGCAGGGACAGGTTCACGCACATCCTCATCGACGAATGCCACCACGCCGTCTCCTCGAGCTATCAGGCAGTCCTGGACTACTTTGACGGCGCTAAGGTGCTCGGCGTTACCGCCACGGCAGATCGCGGCGACCGACAGAACCTTGGCAAGGTGTTCGATTCGCTTGCCTTCGAGTACAACATGCCCGAGGCCATCAAGGACGGCTACCTGTGTCCCATCAAGGCGCAGACCGTTCCGCTCCAGCTCGACATCTCCAATGTCTCGGTTCGCTCCGGTGACTGGGCGGCAGACGAGCTGGGCACCGCGCTCGACCCGTACCTGCCGCAAATCGCCCAGGAGATGAAGAACGCAGGCCTTGAGGAGCGCAAGACGGTCGTGTTCCTGCCGCTCATCAAGACCAGCCAGAAGTTCTGCCGCCTACTCAACGAGTGCGGGTTCCGCGCCGTGGAGGTCAACGGGCAGAGCGAGGACCGCGCACAGATCCTGAAAGACTTCGATGACGGCAAGTACGACGTGCTGTGCAACTCGCTCCTCCTGACGGAAGGATGGGACTGCCCGAGCGTCGATTGCATCGTCAACCTCCGACCGACCAAGAGCCGGGCGCTCTACGCACAAATAGTCGGTCGTGGCACTCGCCTGTCACCGGAGACGGGCAAGACCGACCTGCTGCTGCTCGACTTCCTGTGGATGACCGAGCGACTGGAGTTGGTTCGCCCTGCAGCGCTCGTTACGGGCTCTCGGGAGGTCGCGCAGAAGATGACCGCCATGGTCGAGCAGGCGGGATGCCCGGTCGACCTGCAGAAGGTCGAGAGTAGGGCATCGGACGAGGTGGTCGCCGAGCGCGAGGAAGCACTCGCAAACCAGCTCGCCGAGCAGCGCAAGAAGAAGGCCAAGCTGGTCAACCCGCTGCAGTACGAGATGTCAATCGCCGCCGAGGACCTGAGCGGTTACATCCCCGAGTTCGCCTGGGAGATGGCACCGGCAACAGACAAGCAGAAGGCAGCGCTCGAGAAGTACGGCATCGACGCTTCAGAGATCTCCAACGCCGGTAAAGCAAGCAAGTTGCTCGACCGAGTGAAGAAACGTCGTGACAGCGGGCTCTGCTCTCCCAAACAGATCCGCCTGCTCGAGCGCCGAGGATTCAAGCATGTCGGCACATGGTCTCTGGATGCGGCGAGCTCGATGATCTCGCGAATCAGCGCGAGCGGATGGCGCATCCCGAATGGCGTGAACCCTGCGACGTACGTACCGAATGAAAGGAATGAATAAGATGGCAATTGAGCTACCTAGAGATGCGAACGGTCAAATCATCCCGCTCGACACAACCATGATGTACCGCGATGACCGCAGCCGGTTTCACGTGACAGATTTCTTCTACGAAGCGAAGCCTAATAGGTGGTTTGCACGTAATGGAAGCAGGTGTGTCGAAACCAGTATGTTGTATCTCGACACATCTGAAAAAGATAGCTTGGAGAAGCTGGCGGCTGATATAGACAGGACTCTCAACCACCCCGAGGGACTTGTCTGCGCATATGCCAAACGCAAAAAGCGCGATTGCAATGGCTGCAAGCTCAGTGGGCATCTAAGCTGCCTCAAGGCTTTCACGTGCGACATTTCGTCCCGCGTCCACTGTCTGGCTGGTGATGCCGAATGATTGAGCTACCAAAAGATGCGGAAGGGCGCGAGATTCCGCTGGATACCGAGTGCCTGTACACATACAAAGGTGAAAAGCAGGACGTGCTCAGCTTCACGTACTACCGAAGAAAAGACATATGGGAAATTGAGACCGACATGCGGACTGTCAACTCTATTTATCTCTACCTCACCCCGCCCGACACCTGGAAGAAGCTGGAAGAGGATTTGGACAGGTGCATCAAAACGGACGAGATTTGCATGTATTACAACAGCAAGAATAAAGACTGTCGAAGCTGCCCCATCTCAGGCAATAACCCAAATGGCTGCATTTCGGAAGTGCTTAAGGACGTCAAGAAGCGCATCCACAAGCTGAGGGGTGTGAGCTGATGAAGCGCCAAAAGACTGTAGACGCTTACACCTGCGACTGCTGCGGCGCCGAGATCGACGACAAGGCGCGCGCGTACATCAGCGTTAACTTCAACGGCGAGGTCTGGTACGAGTGGTGGGTATGCGGCGACTACTGCAATGAGTGCGGAAAGCTTTTGGCGAACGCAATCACCAGGTCAATTCAGATGCCCGAGCGCTACTCGACAGCCTTCCGCGATAAGGACGCGCGAGTCAAGACAGAGGTCGAGATGATTGAGGAACAGCGCGAGAGGACATGGTGAGGACGAATGACCGACAAAATCAAGCTGAAACCCTGTCCGTTCTGCGGTTCCACTGACCCGTTTATATTCACCTGCTCAACATGTGGCAGTGATGAAAAAAGATACGGCTTTTATTGCTGGAACTGCAAGACGAAGGGGCCGCAGGCACCAAGCGAAGAGCTGGCGGCAAAAGCGTGGAATAGGGAGTGTGCAATAGCGACTAAGGCATCGACCCGCTATAAGGTAAGCAAGAAGGTTATCAAGCGCTACTTGGCCGACCATGACCTCACGCAGAAGCAGCTTGCACAGATGGCGGGTATCACGCCCGGTGCGCTCAGCGCCCTTATCCGATTCCAGCGTGACATGCGCGTGGGTAACCTTTTTGCGCTTGCCGACGCAATGCGGATGGACCCGCGCGATCTCGTCGAGAGGATAGAGGAGGACGAATGAGCGAGCTGGAATTGAAACCATGCCCGTTCTGTGGCGGGCCTGCCGAGATAGTGGACAACAGCCCCTGTGCCCCCAACACCTACTTCGTGGGCTGCTGGTTGTGCGGTGCGCGGACGGGCTGCGCGCACCACAAGTGGATCGCAGCAGAACTCTGGAACGGAAGGGTTGAGCCAAATGATCACTGACGATGTGCGCCGCGAGGTGGCCAAGAAACTGCGCGAACAGGCGGAATTTAGTTGTCTAACGCTAAGGGAGTGGTGGGACCGCTTGCAACTCACGGTAACAGGCCATGTATATATCACAGCTCCTGAAAAAACATACCTTGCCATTGCCGACTTAATCGACCGCCCAATGTGCCACGACCTTGTTGAACATAAGCAAGACCCGTTAATTCCTGGCAAGCGGATGACTGACGGCTACTTCCACTGCTCCAGCTGCGGATGGGACGGTCGGCTCTGGGAATACATCGGCTTTGGCGACATGGTGGCGTACGAGCCGGTGCGCTGCCCGAAATGCGGGGAGGAGATCAAACGATGACCACTGAAGAACTGGACGAGATCGTGTCGAGACTGAGGCGCACCTCCAGCGACTCGCTCGGCGGTGAGACCCTGCAAAAGGCACTCGCCAGAATCACCAAGGCACCGAAGACTGACTGGCGCACCGTGATGAGGCATATCGCAGATCTAATCGACCGCGGCGAGTGCGAGAACGTCTACGACGAGAGCGAATGTGGCGCCTGCGACAACGGCTTCCTGTGCTCGGTCTGCGGCTGCAAGGTCGAGGACGAGGAGCGCTACCACGTGAGCGGCGTCTGGAACTTCTGTCCCCAATGCGGCAAGAGAGTGCGGTCGAAAAATGAGTGACGTCTACAAGCTGACGCAGAAGAGCGTCTGGACTAACGACATCGGCAGGTACACCACGTGGTACCTGCTGGATGAGCGCGGGAAGGGCTTCTACATCAACCATATCGTTTGGACGATGAGGTTCGGCCAAGAGCCCATCGAGCCGGACTCCGAGTGCATGGCCTTCCGCTACGACGGCAAGAAGGACTGCGTGACCAGCTGGAGCGAAGTCGATACCGTTCTCGGCATGGAACCGCAGGAGGCATTCGAGACCGTCTGCGAGCACCTCGGGATTAAGGTGAGATACCTCTAGCCGGAAAGGCCGGAACAATTATTTCCCTCAATAGAAAGGAATCTAACAAATGATTATCACCAAGCGAAGGGTCGCGTTCGTCGCGGCCCTCGTCGTATCCGTCCTAGCTATCGTCACGGTGTGCGGTCTGGCTGGCTGCTCATCGTGCAGCCGTTCGGTCAAGAGCATAAGCAGCGACATTGACGGCGGCCTTGACCGAACGGTCACGCTCTACGACAACACGGGCAAGGAGATCAAGAGCTGGCACGGCAAGATTGACCTTGAGTCCAACGACCAAGAAGTGTTCTTCGACCTGAACGGCAAGCGCGTGATCATCCAAGGCGGCATCGTCGTAAGCGAGGAAGATTAGATGAAGTTCTCATCCAACATTCAGGTAATCCAAGCCCAGTTTGACGGCCCCAGGCTGAAACCGATCTACGCCCACGGCGTGGAGGACGCCGGATGCGACCTCAAGGCGAACATCCCCAACCCAATCACCATCGAGCCTTGGAAATCGGTGTGGGTCGGCACGGGGGTTCATCTGGCGATGCCGGAGGGCATGTTCGCGCTCCAGGCACCGCGCTCCGGGCTCAGCTGCAACCACGGCATCACGCTCGCAAATGCGCCCGGCATCATCGGCCCGGGCTACCGCGGTGAGATTCGCTGCAAGCTGGTGAACCTGAGCGATGAGCCCTATACGGTCTACCCGCTGGAGCGCATCGCCCAGCTGGTGTTCCTGCCGTTCGTAAACGCGGCGTTTATGACCTGCGACAGCCTGCCCGAAAGCTCGCGCGGCGAGGACGGCTACGGAAGCACGGGGGCGATGTGATGGCAGATCAGGTTGGAAAGCGCTGCGCCACGTGCAGGTTCGCCAAGAACCCGCATACGACCAAGAGCACCGTGGTCGAGGTCAAGTACCTGACGTGCTGGCACAACCTGCCGCACGAGTGCCAGCCGTGGAACAGGTGCAATTTCTGGGAGCCGAAGGAGGCAGAACGATGAGCGACCATCCAGAACTTGCAATGTCGGCTAAACAGATTGAAGCCGCCGTCAATACGACCAAAAGCCAGAATAACGTGTTCCGCAAAGCCGTTCGCGCCGTCGGTTTCCTCGAAGGTTTTGGTGCGCTCTTGTGGACGCAGGTCGGCCCCAACCTAGCTGACGAAGAAGTGGCGGAGTTTGAGAAGCGCGTTGCCGATATTGCCGCATATGTCGGACTGCCGCCACGGGAGGACTGTTGATGTGCCAAGTGATGGGAGTCGATATGACTGAAGATGAGGTTACGCTGACGAGGGATGCCGGGTGTCCCGAGCACTACAGGGGCGATGGATACATCACGTGCTCCCGTGCCATGAAGTCGGCACTCGCTATGTGGCCTGCCGCCATGGCACTGTGCAGCACGATGTCCATCTGGTGGTGGTGCTGCGCCTTCAAGTACCTATGGAGGTGCGCGGTCAAGGACGCGACGCTCGAGGACATCGACAAGGCAATCGACTGCCTGCGCAAACTGCGCAAGGAGATCGAGCCGTGCGTGAAGTCGCAGATGAAGGCCGACCGCATTGTCGCCGGCAGTCAAGCAACCGAACCAAAGCGGGATATAACGCTCGAAGAACGAATGTAAAACAAAAGAGAGGGAAAGGACAAGACAGATGGCAGGACATGAGACCGTGCGCTCGACCGACTTGAGCGCACTCCAGGGCATCTTCTTCGAGGAGCTGGACAACCTGATGTCGCTCGACATCAGCGGCGACGACGAGGCGATCGAGCGCGAGATCAACCGCGCGAAGGCAGTCTCCGATGTGGGCGCACGCGCCATCGAGAACGCGAACACCGCCGTCAGCATCATCCGCGCACGATCCGAGATGGCCGGCGCGAAGCTCGCGAGCGTCCCCGCGATGCTGAAGGCGTAGAAGCGATGGGCAGGGTCATGACGAAGGCGGAACACAGGTGGCTTCTCGACATGGCCCCGCGATTCCGCTCATGGGACGATCTCCTCGCCTCGTTCGAGTGCGCTTTCGGCTACCAGCCGAAGCGTCAGACCGCGCAATGCTACATCTCGAAGCACGGCGTGAAGCTGATGAGCACCACCGTCCGCTGGCTGGAGCATCCGGAGTATGACGAGTTCCTGCGGGAATTCGTCCCCGGCCACTCCCAGGGCGAGATCATCGACGAGTTCGATAAAAGGTTCGATATAAGGTTGAGGGTTAGCCAGCTCAAAGACCGCGAGGCGACGCTGGGTGTGAAGCAGGGCACGTTCGGCGGCAGGTTCGCCCCCGGCACGGTACCGCCCAACAAGGGCAAGAAGCTGACCGACTACGTCAAGGACGAGCAGAAGCTGGCGAACATCCGCAGGTGCCAGTTCAAGAAGGGCGAGGAAGTCCACAACGAGTGCCCAATAGGAACCGAGCGCGTGAGCAGGGACGGCTATGTCGAGGTCAAGGTGCCCAAGGAGGATGCCGACGACCGCCCCCACGGATGGTGGAAGCCGAAGCACCGGCTCATCTGGGAGCAGGTCAACGGCCGCAAGCTCCAGAAGGGCGAGAGCGTCATGTTCGGAGACCGCGACATGACGAACTTCGACCCCGATAACCTCGTGATGGTCACGCAGGCGCAGCGGCTCTACATAAACAGGCACAACGTCCCGTACCACGATGCCGAGTCGCTGCGCACAGCCGTCGCCATGGCGAAGCTGAACGACGCCATCGTGACCGCCGAGCTGAGGCCGCGCACGTGCCCGTGCTGCGGCAAGACCTACAGGCCGCAGTACAAGGCGCAGCGCACCTGCCGCGAGTGCCTGGACTCGGGGCGCAAGGCGCGGCGCAGCTACGGCTTCACCGCGTGCGCCAAATGCGGCGCGACGTTCGAGAAGCTGAGCGCACGGGGTAGGTACTGTCCAAAGTGTCGCAAGAGGAACTACAGGAAGGAGAGATAGGAATGGAAGACCACAGCGACCTTCTGGACGCGCTCTCGGCGATCGACCCGTCCACGCTCAGCTACCAGGAATGGCTGGACGTCGGCATGGCGCTCCACGAGAGCGGGCTTCCGCTCGATGCCTGGGACGAATGGAGCCGCAGGGACGCCGGCAGGTACCACGAGGGCGAGTGCGAGCGCAAATGGCGCGGATTCGGCTCGGGGCAGACCAGGGTGAAGTCGGGCACGCTCGCGAAGATGGCGACCGAGCGCGGATGGGTCCCCCCGCGCGCTTCCCAGGGCATGGGAGAGGCGCTGTCGTGGGACGGCGAGATCTCGATCGCGCTCATCGACCCTTCATGGGTGGAGCCGGTCGAGCTGCCCGAGACCGACAAAACGGGTCCCGAGGAGCTCGTCGAGTACCTCGGCCACCTTTTCGACGAGGATGATGTGGTCGGCTACGTGTGCGAGAGCTGGGACCGCGAGGGCAAGTGGCTCCCCAAGTCCAAGGGATGCTATTCGCGCACCGCAGGCGAGCTGATGCGCGAGCTGAAGAAGTACGGCTCCATCGAGCAGGCCCTGGGCGCCTACGACGACCGAGCCGGCGCATGGATCCGAATCAACCCGCTCGACGGCAAGGGCGTGGGAAACGCCAACGTCGCGGAGTTCAAGTACGCGCTGGTCGAATCCGACACGCTGCCCAAGGAGAAGCAGCTGGCGCTCATGCGGGAGCTCCAGCTGCCGTGCGCCGCCATCGTCGATTCCGGCAAGAAGAGCCTGCACGCCGTGGTGAAGGTCGACGCCCGCGACTACAACGAGTACCGCGACCGCGTCATGCGCCTGTACGACGTGTGCCGCAAGAACGGACTCGACCCCGACACCCAGAACAAGAACCCGAGCCGCCTGTCGAGGATGCCCGGCGCCATGCGCTCGGGCGAGCGGCAGCGCCTTGTGAGCGGTCCGTGCGGAAAGGCATCGTGGTCCGAGTGGTGGGACTGGATGCAGGAGACCACCGACGACCTGCCCGACCCCGAGAACTTGGCATCCGAGTGGGACGATATGCCCGAGCTCGCGCCGCCGCTCATCGACGGGGTGCTGCGCCAAGGCCACAAGATGCTGCTGGCGGGGCCGTCCAAGGCGGGAAAGTCATTCGCGCTCATCGAGCTGTGCGTGTCGATCGCCGAGGGCAAGCCGTGGTTCGGCTGGGGGTGCGCGCAGGGGAGGGTGCTCTACGTCAACCTCGAGCTTGATTCCGCGAGCTGCCTCCATCGTTTTAAAGACGTGTACAAGGCGCTCGGCTATGCGCCCGAGAACGTGAAAAACATCGACATCTGGAACCTGCGAGGGCGCTCCGTGCCGATGGACAGGCTGGCGCCGTCGCTCATCCGCCGGGCGCTCAAGACGCGCCCCATCGCCGTTGTCATCGACCCGATCTACAAGGTCATCACGGGAGACGAGAACAGCGCCGACCAGATGGCGGCGTTCTGCAACCAGTTCGACAAGGTCGCCCAGCAGGTCGGCTGCGCCGTCATCTACTGCCACCACCATTCCAAGGGCCTGCAGGGGCAGAAGCGCTCGATGGACCGCGCTTCCGGCTCGGGCGTGTTCGCGCGAGACCCCGACGCGCTGCTGGACATGACCGCGCTGGAGCTGACCGAGGAGTGCACCAAGGCGCACTACGACCGGCGCAGGCAGCACGCGATCTGGGCCGCCTTCGACAGGTTTTTGCCGGAATGGCGCTCCGATGAGAAGCTCGTCGGCATCGACTCCGCCGACGATCTGCAGAAGTGGGCGAACGAGCCGGCAAACGGCGCGCCCATCGATCTGCGCCGCGAGCTGGAATCCGTCCACGAGAGCCTGCGGGAATCTTCGCGCGGATGGGCGGCATGGCGCATCGAGGGCACCCTGCGCGAGTTCCGCAGCTTCAAGCCCAAGAACCTGTGGTTCGAGTACCCGGTGCACCTGCCGGATGAGACGGGTGCCCTGGCGGACCTGAAATGCGAGGGCGAGTACGACCCGAGGGCCAGCCGCTCGAAGGGAAGGGAGGCATCCCAGAAGACCTTCAAATCGGAACAGCAGCAGAAGGTGAGCCTGATCCGTGAGGCTATGGAGCAGTGCACCGAGGACGGGGTTGAACCGACAAGAAGTAATGTACTCGAGCGCATCGGCGAGGTCGAGTTCAGGGGCAAAGCGTTCAACATGAACGCGCTTACATACGCAACTAGCGAGAAGGCAAAGTGGAGCCCGTTCAGAGTTAAAAAGGACACCGACCTGCTCTACGACAGGAATAATCAGGCACTTGATTTCGACGGCGAAATCGACCTTTCAGAGCAAGTTACAAATTAAATAACCCACGGGTAGTAAAGCCTAGAAATCACAGGTTTACTAGGTAGTAAAAGTAGGGTGGTAAACCTATTACTACGTAATAGGGGTTTACTACCCTACAACCCAAGGGGCTGAGTGTAGACACGTGCGTGCGGGCTAAAGCCGCGCCCGCACTCGTGCGCTGTGGCTGACGGTCTACACACAACCCCACGAGTTGTAAACGGGAATTTCGCGTTTCGCCGCTTTCCAATTTTTTCGACAACTGAATCAAACGAGAGGGGTTCGTTATGAAATTCGACCCATGGACATTCGTCGGCTATCTGGTCGCGCTGGCATTGGTCACGCTCGGGCTGCTGCTCATCCTGTGGGGCTGTCTCGCCGTGCTCGCGCAAATCAGGGGGCTTTGCTGATGGCAGGGGAGTGGTCGGCGTTTCTCGCCATGGCCGTGCCCACCGTCACGCACAACGACCTCATCCCGTTCAGGCGCAAGGGCAAGCTCGGCATCCGCAAATCCGATGAGCTGAAGGAGGCCGAGGACAGGATCATCGCGCGCATCATCGCCGCCGGCGTGCCCGATGAGCCCTTGGACGGCGCGCTGAAACTGACCGTCAGGTGGTGCTTCCACGTGACGAGCAAGCACCGCCAGGGCGAGCCGCACCTCACGAAGCCGGACGCCAGCAACCTGCTGAAGACGCTCGAGGACTGCCTGACAAGATGCGGGGTGATCAGGGACGACTCGATCATCTGCCAGCACGACTTGGGCAAGGGATGGTCGGACCCGCAGGGAATCTACGTCCGCGTCGAGTGCATCGGCTTCGATTCGGGGGACGGCGCGCCGACCATAGGCACAGAGGAGTAACGGGAGAAGGGACACAGGCAATGGGAGGAAACAGCGCGGGCCGCGTGCAGACGCGCAGGTTCCACAGGCTCAAGGCGGAGTTCTTCGCCAGGTGCCGGGCCGAGCGCCCGGTGTGCTGGCTCTGCGGACAGCCCATCGACTACTCGGCGGACCCCGGCACGACCGCCGACTCGCTGACGCTCGACCACCGCGTGCCCGTGAGCAAGCGACCGGACCTGCAGGAGGATCCGGCGAACTTCGAGCCCGCGCACTTCGCGTGCAACTCGAGGCGGGGCAACGGCGAGCCGCCCGTGAGCCTTGGCGTGCTGAGCCGCAAGTGGACTGCGGACTGACGGGGAGGGGCGGTAGGCGATCTGCCTGCGGGTTTGGCGGACTACCATCCGCGTGTGCCTTCTTCCTCTCTCCCCGATATTCCGATTTGGAATAACCGCAGGTAGAGGGGTGTTTTTGATTGATGTTCGGGGAAGATGCCCCGAAAAGCCGGCGGACGAGGTGATTTTGGATGAAGTTGGATGAACTTAAGGGCTTCTCAGAGACGTTTGAAGATGCCGTTTTGCACGCTGACTGGTTGAGAGACCAGTACGGCAATATCGCCCCGAAATTCGTGGCTACAGTTCGTCTGGGACGGTCTTTGGCTAAGAAGCTCGATAAGCTTGAGCAACACGACTGGATAAATGCCGCCGACAAGCCCGACACGACTACCGTGAGCCAGTACCTGAAAGTCCTGGACGCGCTGAAGCTGAACCCGAGCTGCGACAAGACCATCAAGGCCGAGCCGCAGAGGAAGAAGTCGAGCTCGCTGGCGGCATTCACCTCCGGCTTCAAGGTCGTGAACGGCTGATGGGCGCCCTCTACGCCAAGGTAGACGAGAAGGGCTACGCCGAGCCGCGAATCTGGACCAAGCCGCTGCGCGAGCTCACGCCCGAGACCTCGTTGGGATTCGAGGTCATCGATTACGCCCGCGAGGTGCTCCACGTGGAGCTGCGACCGTGGCAGAAGTGGCTGCTCATCCATGCGCTCGAGCTGAACGAGGACGGCAGCTACCGCTTCAAGAAGGTCATCGTCCTCGTGGCGCGACAGAACGGCAAGACGATGCTCGCCAGCGTGCTTTCCAGCTGGTGGCTGTTCGTCGATTCGCAGCGCCACCCCGAGCGGGTGCCTCCCGTTAAGTTCAAGATCGTCGGCACCGCCCAGAACCTCGACATCGCGCGAGAGCCCTGGTCGCAGGTTCGCCTTTGGTGCAACCCGGAGCCGCCGAGCGAGGCCGAATCGGAAGTCGCGATAGCCGATCTGCAGGAGGCGACCAACAAGGTCTCGGACACCAACGGCAAGGAGTACATCCAGGCGGCATCGCTGGCGCACTACGAGATCCGCGCCGCCAAGAACGCCCGCGGCAAGCCCGCCGCACGTGTCCTCATGGACGAGCTGCGCGAGCAGGAGAACTGGGTAGCCTGGAACGCCACCTCGCAGACCACTAAATCCTTCTGGAGCGGTCAGCTCTGGGGAATCTCCAACGCCGGCGATGCGAAGTCGGTCGTTCTCGCCGCGCAGCGCAAGGCCGCGCTCAAGGTGGTCGCCAGCTGGGAGAAGCTGGTCGAGAAGCGCGGCATGGATCCGTTCGAGTGGGCGGACAAGCACGACAACGCGATAGGCATCTTCGAGTGGTCCGGTCGTGACGGCTGCGAGCTCGACAGCGACGAGGACCTTTTGCAGGCGAATCCCTCGTGCGGTTACGGCGGCATGACGCTCAAATCGCTCAAGTCCGACATCGACGGCATGACCGAGGCGTCCTTCCGCACCGAGGTCCTGTGCCAATGGGTCACGGCTGACGTCACCCCCTACGTTGATGTCGAGACGTGGGAGTCGCTCACCGATAACGACAGCCGAATCCCCGAGGACGAGCGTGTCGTGCTCGCCGTCGACACAAGCGACGACCGCAAGACCACCTACATCGCTGTAGCGGGCGCGAGGGGCGACGGCATGGATCACGTCGAGGTCATCGCTCGCCGAGACGGCAACCTGTGGGTGTCGAGATACCTCAAGTCCGTGCAGGAGGCATGGGGCATCGACGAGGTCGCCCTGCAGTCGAAGGGATGCCCTGCGGGGGACTTCCGCGACATGCTTGAGGAAGAAGGATGGACGGTCCATGCCATCGAGGGCAGCAAGCTCGGCTCCGTGGCAGGCAGCTTCAAGGATGCGGTGCTCGACGGGACCATCCGCCACACCGACCAGCCGGTTCTCACGCAGCAGCTCAAGTGCGCTGTTACTCGAAAGCTCGGCGAGGTCGATGTATGGACGCGCAGGGCATCGCAGGGTCAGATCTCGGCGGTGGTCGCCGCGAGCGAGGCGCTCTGGGCGCTGCGCAACTGTGAGCGACCCAAGCCCAAGGCCAAGCCTTCGCCCTATCCGCTGACGATTATCTAGGAGCTGACACATGCGCTTTTCCGACCGCATCAGGGCGGCTTACGATGGCTTCACGGGCAAATCCGAGACTGCCGAGAATGCCGCCAAGCAGTCCGAGACCACCGTGCGGCACGCTGTTCCGTACGCGCCGATGATTCCCCCCGGTCTCGCCGAGGACATCGCATTCGGCGATTACGACCGCCGCGACCTGTGGGCCGCCGAGTACAGCGTGCGCATGGTGGTCGATTTCGTGGCGAGCAAGATTGCGGCGCTCCCGTTCCATGCCTACCGCGTGAAGCCCAACGGCGACCGCGAGGAGGCACCCAATTCGGAAATCGGCAAGCTCATCGCGGACCCGAGCTACGTGGCGAACGAGACCCGTTACCGTCTCATCCACTCGCTGGTGGTCGACATGATGCTCAACGACCAGTGGCTGATGCTGCTGACCATGGACAAGGATTACGACTACCGCCTGCGCCGCATCCCGTACGGCACGTACTCCGTGCGGTACAACGCGCTCGCGGAGCCTATGGGAGTCCAGATCACGCTGCCCAACGGTCGGGTCAACTACGAGCTTCCGAACAAGAACGTCCTGCTGTCGCTCGGCTATCCCGGCACGGTCGGCAACCCCAAGCCCATGTCCGGCGCCTTGGGACCGCTGCTCACCGAGGCGCGCGAGCTGGCGAGCTACCGCCGCTTCATCGCTCAGAACGGCGGTCGCATCCCCGCCTACATCAAGCGACCCGCCGGCATGGAGTGGGCGAGCGAGGACGCGCGGAACGATTTCATCCAGGGCATGCGCGCCTACCGCAAGGACGGCGGCAAGGACGGCGGCTGGCCGCTGCTCGAGGACGGCATGGAGATCGTCACGGTCGACGCATTCAAGCCCGTCGACATGGCCGACCTCGATGCACGCGACCGAATCGGCATCGCGGTGTGCAACGCATACCACATCTCGCCCGAGAACGTCGGCATCCGCACCGGCAACAAGTCGAGCGTGGAGGCCTACAAGGACCAGCTGTGGAACGTCGAGCTGTCCCCATACGTCGTCCAGCTCGAGCAGCAGCTGAATCAGGTCATCCCCAAGGCGGTCGGCGAGGAGGACGTCTTCATCCTCGCGAACATGGACGCGCAGCTGCGGGGTACCCCCAGCGAACAATACAAGGCGTTGAGCACGGCGACCGGTCGACCGTTCATGTCACTGAACGAGGGCCGACGCAAGCTCAACCTTCCCGCCAAGGATGACGGCGACGAGGTGATCGTCCCGCTCAACGTCACCCAAGGCGGTCAGCCGTCACCTCAGGACGGCGGCAATACCCAGAACGCCCAGACGGGCGCGAGCCCGAACGGGAGGTAACAAGATGAGCAAGCTCGATTTCCTCAACTTCGAGGTCAAGGCCGTCCCCGAGGAGGAGGGCGTGTTCGAGGGCTACGCCTCCACGTGGGAGCGCGACCTCATCGACGACGAGATCACCAAGGGCGCGTACGCCGAGACGCTTTCCGCCGACTACCCGGACGGCGGCGCTGGAATCCCGCTCTACTGGGGCCACAACTACGATTCCCCGCTGAACTGCATCGGCGAGTCCCTTTCCGCCTGCGAGGACGATAAGGGCCTGAGCGTCAAGTTCAAGTTCGACCTCGACACGAATGAGGGCAAGAAGGCGTACGGCCTGCTCAAGCGCGGCCTCGTGCACCAGATGTCGGTCGGCTTCCTCGCCCAGAAGGCCGCCTGGGTCAAGGACGAGGGCGACCAGTGGTCTCACCGCCGCATCGAGAAGGTCAAGCTCTTCGAGGTCTCCGTTGTGCCCATTGCCTGCAATCAGCAGGCCGAGGTCACCGACGTCAAGAGCGGTCGCGTCATCTCCAAGGACAACGAGTCCCTCATCCAGCAGGCCGTCCAATGCCTGCAGGACGTGCTCAAGAATGTCGGCTCCGATGACGATTCCGATGAATCCGATGAGACCGATGAAAAGGCTCATGCACTTGCCGAGCGCAAGTCTGAGATAGAAGAAATCGCCGAATACCTCGGCGGAGCAGTCACCGATTAGGAGGACAAACATGCGCATTAAGGAGCGTATCGCCGCCGAGAAGAAGGCGGCACAGGACATCCTCGCCAAGGGCGAGGAGAACCTCACCGATGAGGAGTTCGAGCAGCTGAAGCAGCACGTCTCCGAGGCCAAGAAGCTCGAGGAGCGTGCCGCCCTGCTCAAGGACGGTGCCGAGATCCTCGACAACGCCGCCGAGGGCAAGAACCCCGAGCAGAAGAAGGAGGAGAACGCCGTGACCGCCAAGAGTATCGGCGAGCATTTCGCCAACGAGCTGAAGGCCAAGGGCCTCGACGTCGCCCAGGCGAAGACCATCAACTTCGAGACCTCCGAGTTCAACGTCAAGGCCTCTACCGATGTGAACGCCACCGGTGGCGCTACCGGCACGAACGCCCCGTACCTCACCGAGCTCGACGACCCCGTCTTCGCCACCCGCCAGGACCTGCTCATCGTCAACCTGTTCGGTAATGGCACCATGGGCGGTCAGGTGTTGAAGTACCCGGTCTACGCCAAGCTCGAGGGCAAGCCCGGCGAGACCGCCGAGGGCGCAGCTGCCGCACACACCCACTTCCCCGACCCCACCTGGGAGAACGATACCCTCCACACCATCACGGACCTGTGGGAGATCACCGACGACATGATCGATGATCTGCCTTACGTGGTGTCCGAGATCAACGACCACAACGACTATGAGTTCGACTTGGTCAAGGAGGACAAGATTTGGAACGGCGACGGCTCCAGCGACAACATCAAGGGCCTTATCGCGCGAATCCCGTCCGATTCCGTTATCGCCAACACCAGCACCGAGCCGCTCGAGGACCGCATCTTCACGGCTGTCACGATGATCAAGAAGAACGTCAACCGCACGGCTGACGGACTTGTCATCAACCCCGAGGACTACAAGACCCTGCGCCTGAAGCGCGACAAGAACGGCCAGTACTACGGCGGCGGCTTCTTCCTGCCGCCCTACAGCGGCACCGGCACCCTCGTCATCCAGCAGACCCCGTGGGGCCTGCCGACCGTGGTCACCCCGACCCAGGCGAAGGGCAACTGCGTGGTCGGCGCCTTCAAGACCGGCAAGGTCCTGTCCCGCGGCGCACGCACGCTGAAGACCAGCGACTCCCACAAGGAGAACTTCGGCTCCGGCATCACCGCTTTCCGCTTGAAGGAGCGCTGCACGCTGCAGGTCAAGTACCCGTACGCCTTCGTCAAGGTGTCCACGGACGAGACCAAGGTCGCCGCACAGTCCGACGACTCCGGCATCGCGGTTCAGTCCGACGAGCCCGTGGCCGATACCGAGACCGCCAAGACCGCCAAGACTGCCAAGGCTACGAAATAGCCTCGGCTGACTGATTGGAAGGGGGCATCATGACCGAATCTTTCCTCGGCGTCCACACCGACTACAGCGGGCTCGATGCCCCCATGTTCAACGCCGCCGCCGTGAGTGCCGTCCGCGGCTACTGCGGGTGGCATATCGCGCCGTCCATGGAACTGACCGGCAAGGTCGGCTCCGCTGGCGGCAAGATCATCCACATCCCCGCGCTCAACGTGACCGAGGTCACGAAGCTCGCGCTGGCCGACGGCACCGACCTTCTGGAAGGTGCCCAGTGGAACGCGGCGGGCCTTGTCGAGCTTGCGTTGCCCGTTGAGCCGTGCCTGAGCGGCATCGAGTACACCGTCACCGCCGGATTCAACCCGGATGACGTGCCCGACCTCATCGCGGTCGCGCTCCAGGTCTCCCGACGAGCCGCCAGCGCCCCCGCGGGCACCGTGCGCTCCCAGAGCGTCAACGGCGCTTCGGTGAGCTACTCATTCAGCGGGTCCGGCGCGACCTCCATCCAGCTCATGCAGGACGAGCGCGAGATTCTGGACAGGTACAGGATTGCGAGGCTCCCGTGATCGGTTCTGATTTCGGCAACTTCGGTCGACCGCTCAAGCGCCTCCGCGCACCCCTCGTGGAAGACCCGTACAACCCCGCACGCACGGTGTCCGACTGGGACGGCGGGGTCGATGAGCTCGTGTTCAGCGGCTTCATCGCCACGGCGTCCTCGGTCATGACGCCCGACGGCGCACGCGAGCAGGCGGTAACAGCCGTCACGCTCACGGTGGCTGACCCCACGGTCGACATCAGGCGCGGCGACCGCATCAAGGACGGCTCGCACGTCTACACGGTGGATGTCGTCCCGTCCGTCGATGCCAGCCCGTTCACTGGTTGGCAGCCGACCCTTGTGGTCGGCCTTCAGGAGGTGGAAGGCTGATGCCGGCAGCAGGCCAGACTAAGGTCAAGTTCAACGACAAGTTCTTCGATGACATCCTCCACAGCGCAGGCGTCGAGAACATGTGCCTTTCCAAGGCGCAGCAGGCGCTCGCCAACATCCGAGCGACCGCTCCCGTCGACACCGGCGCGTACCGCGATGGGTTCCGCATCGAGGTCCACAAGTCGGCGCACCGAAACAGCTATCGCGTGGTCGGCCACGACTGGAAGACGATTTTGCTCGAATCCAAGGGCGGCTATCTCGCCCGAGCCCTGAAAGCGGTGAAGTAGATGCAGATGGTTGTTCCCCCCGATCTGGAGATGTTCCTCTGCGGATATCTCCGCGCCGTCCTCGGCACGAAAATCGAGGTCGACAATCGCGAGCCGTCAGACTTCGACGGCGGCACGCCCTATTGCGTGGTGCGCGACGATGGGGGTCAGAAGACCGGCCTCACCACCTTCGACCGCTCAGTCGGCGTCTCCATCTATGCGGGGAACCGCCAGAGCACACTCAAGGCCGGAGAGCTTGCCAGACGCGCCTTCGCCGCGCTCACGTCACCGACCATCGCCTACGAGAAGGGGTCTCCCATCGCCGCGGTCGTCGATGACGGATGCAACGGTCCGTACCGCGTTACTGACCAGCACGACTCCAGCAAGTGTTACATGACGGTCGAGTACTCGGTCGTCGGAACTATTGAGGATTAAGGTTAGGGCTTTGCCCTGGAAAGGAGCCTGCAATGGCTAAAGACAAGCAGGGTAACGACCTCGCAAACGTAGGCGTGCCCGTAACCGGTGCGATCTGCATCGTCCCGTACGCCGAGGCCAACGTCATCACGCGCACCATGATCGGCAAGAATAACGCCACCCCGAAGCTGCCCGAGGTGTACGCCCGCGCTACTTCCTGCCTCGGTCTCATCGCCGGCGACGGCGCACCGCAGGATTCCACCGAGAAGGACGACCCCATCGAGTTTTGGCAGGATGGCTACACCCTCAACGGCAAGACGACCATCTACACGGCTTTCACCATCGCCGAGGACACCGACCTCGCACGAGAGTTCTGCTTCGGCGAGAAGCCCGATGCCAACGGCGTCATCGCCGTCGACACCTTCACGCCCGATACCAAGTGGATGGCCTACGAGGAGATCACCTACAAGAACGGCAACGTCGACCGCCGCGCCGGCGTCATCCAGGTGACAGCCAACGAGCCGGGTCAGGCCGAGCGCGGCTCCGTTCTCGGTCGCGCCGTCACCGTCAAGTGGGTGCGCGACGACCTGTACGAGGGCAAGGCGTATATCGAGGCGCACTGCACGCCCGCCGCTGCCGCCGCTTCCACGACCGCCGACGTCAAGAACTCCTAGAGCGAAACACAGCTTTCCCTTCTCTTGTTGGGCATCGCGCTTCGGCGCGGTGCCCTTTTTTTATCGGGGGACCCCGGCCGAACAATGTCCATGTCGTAAGAGGCCATTCGAGAGAAGGGAAAGTCGAGATGGCTGAAGAGAAAGAGTTCGAGCCGACCATCGAGGACTTCGAGAACTGGACCGAGGAGAAGGAGCAGGCCGAGTTCGAGCGCATCGCCGATGCGAACAAGGTCATGTATGTGATCGGCGACAACACGCTGTTCGTCCGCACGTCCGCCGGCAACGTCTACCGCCTGCCCATGTGCCTGAGCTACGCCGAGGTCTCTGCAATCCAGAGCGGTACCGATGCCGATGCCTTCGAGCACCTCTGCACACTCATCGAGGGCGGCAAGGACGGCACCGATGTCGTCGAGCGCTTCAAGGCCGAGCCGCTCCAGACGATGGTCAAGATCCTCGAGGTCTTCGGCGAGAAGCTGGCTAAGACCCAGGGGGCGACCCTGGGGGAATAGTCCGCTTCATCGCCGAGCTGAAGGAGCACGAGGACGCCGCGAGGGCAGATTTCGCGGCAAGGGGATGGAGCCTGCAGGCCGACCTCGGAGGCAGGCTCCGCTATGCGGACGCGATCGCGCTGTTCGGGGCGCTCTCCGGAGACCCCTCGACTTCGACGGGGGCGCATGTGGCCGGGCTTAAATACCCGACCAGCTTCGCCGACATGTTCATCGTGGCGGCGCTGACGCAGAACAAGTTCCCATCTCCCATCCCGACCGAGGAAGAGCAGCTCCGCGCTGCCTCCTTCAAGGCCTCCGGCGATGAAGCGCAGAAGGCGGCAGAGAACATGGCGCCGCTGTTCGCTTCGCTTTACGAGTAACGAGATCGGGGGAGATCGCGCATGTCATCTGAGGTCGGTTCCGCACATATTTCGATTTTCCCCGTGATGACGGGCTTCCGCTCAAAGGTCAACAAAGAGGTAAAGTCGACCGGCGACGAAGCTAGCAATTCTTTCAAAAGCGCATTCAGGAACGCCGGCGGCATCAGCGGTCGGCAGCTCGGCAAGCAGCTGAAGGAATCCTTCGCCGCGTCCTCCAAGGGCCTTGCCGGCGATGCCCTCAAGGTCTTCACCGATGACGTGAGGGCCGCGACCAGCGAGCTGAGCAAGGCGCGAGCCAAGCAGGCAGACGATGCCGGGCGCGTCCGCGTGGCGGAGATGAGGCTGCAGGATGCCATCGCCAAGTACGGCGAGGGCTCCACGCAGGCGGTCGCCGCCGAGGAGCGCCTGGCATCCGCACGCCGCAAATCCGAGCAGAGCGCCGCCGCCGTCAAGGCCGCCACCGAGAAGCTGAACATCGCCAACGAGTTCGCCGCCAAGGCGCAGCAGGAGTTGGCCCAATATACGGACCAATCGTCCAACGCCTTCGCCCGCGCCGCCAAGAATTTCCTTGCCGGCGCCAAGTCGCTGGATGCAGGCAAGAACTCCGCTACCGGCATGGCAGGCGCCCTGGGTTCCCTCGTCCGCGCCGCATCCGGCATCGACATGTGGGGTCCGATCGCGGCAAAGGCGACAGCCGGTCTCGCCAAGGTGAAGGCATCAATCGCCGACTTCGCCAGCAGCGCCAAGAACAGGATGCAGATTGCCGCGTCCGAGATGGGAAATGCCGTCTCGGACGGCCTGTCGCGCGCCGGAAGCAAGGTGCAGACGGTCGTCGGCAACATCGCGTCCAGGCTTCCGCAGCCGATTAAGAGCGTCTGCTCGACCGCGCACACGTGGTTCTCCAATATCGGGACGGCCGCCAAATCCGCATTCGATAAACTGCCGGATTTCGCCAAGACCGGCATCGAGGGCGCGAAAGGCGCCGTCTCCGCCGGCATGTCCGCAATCGGCAGCATCTGCTCCTCCGCAGCCAGCGCATTCAAGGGCATCTCAACCGCTATCGTCGGCGTGGGTGCCGGCGCCACCCTCGCGCTCGGCAAACTTGCCGCAACGGGCGGATTCAACCGCGCCCTCAGCATCGAGGACGCGCGCGCGAAGCTGAAGGGCCTCGGCCACGATGCCGGCAGCATCGACGAGATCATGAACAACGCCCTGGCTTCGGTCAAGGGCACCGCCTACGGCCTGGGAGACGCGGCGACCACGGCGTCCCAGCTCGTTGCGTCCGGCGTCAAGCAGGGCGACCAACTCACGAGCGTCCTCAAGACGGTCGGCGACTCCGCGCAGATCTCCGGTCGAGACTTCACGGAGATGGGTTCCATCTTCTCCAAGGTCGCCGCGTCCAACAAGCTCCAGGGCGAGCAGGTCAACCAGATCCTTGACTCGGGCATCCCCATCCTGCAATTCCTCGCCAAGCACTACGGCATCACCGCCGAGGAGGCCCAGAAGATGGTCTCCTCCGGCAAGGTCGACTTCGAGAACTTCGCGGCCGCCATGCAGGAGAACCTCGGTGGCGCGGCGCAGTCCGCTGGCGGCACCTTCAAGGGCGCGATGGCCAACGTCAAGGCCGCTCTCAGCCGTCTCGGCGAGAAGGCCATGACCCCCGTCCTGAACGGCCTGCGCGATGTGTTCAATGCCGCCATCCCTCTGGTGGATGCCGTCACAACCAAGCTGACCCCCGTTTTCGAGAAGTGGGGAGACCTCGTCTCCAACACCATCGCGCCGATGATCGTGGGCGCTTTCGAGAAGATCACGGATGTGCTCAGCGGCGATTCCTTCTCGGGCTTCTCCAACGGCATCCTGGCTGCGATCCCCATCGTCGGCTCCCTCGTCGCTGCGGTTGGTGGCACGGGTCTTCTCGGTGTGATCAGTGATCTCGTGAAGAACATCCCGTTTGTCGGCACCGCGCTGTCCGGAATGTGCGGCGAGTCCACGCTTCTTGGCAAGGCCATTGGCGTCCTCGGTGGTCCGCTCGGAATCATCCTGTCGCTCATCACCGGGCTTGTGGCGATCAGCCCCCAGCTGCAACAGACGCTCGCGCAGGTCGCCGAGACGGTCGGTTCCGCGCTCATGGGCGCGGCATCAACGCTCGTCCCCGTGCTGCAAGACATCTTCGACAAGTGCACTCAGGCGGCATCCGAGATTTTCCCGGTGCTGGTCGAGTGCATGGGCCAGATTTTCGAGACGCTCGGCACCGTGATTGCCCAGCTCGCCCCCGTGGCAGCTGAAATCCTGCAGCCTTTGCTCGACTGCATCTCCCAGCTCATCGAGCCGCTTACCAACATCCTGACGGTAATCCTGCCGCCGCTGACCAGCCTGCTTGACGGCCTGATCATTTTGGCCGGCAGCGTCCTGTCGTTCGTCGGCCAGCTGGTCGCGGGAATCGAGTCGCTGCTGCTGCCCATCATCACGGCGGTTATTCAGGGCATCTCCGATCTTCTAACCAAGTGCTGTCCGTGGCTCGACCAGCTCGGTTCCACCTTTGAGACCGTCATGGACCTCATCGGCGATGCGCTTGAGGTGGTCGGCGGCGCACTCAACCGGTTCATGTCCGTCGCGGGCTACGTAATCGGGCAGGTCGTCCAGTTTTTGGTGAGCACTCTTGAGCCTGCCTTTGCGGCGATGGCCCCGTTCATCTCGGGAATCGTCGCGTCCGTAAACCAGGTGATTAGCTCGATCGCCCAGATCGTGCAGGGCGTCGTCAACTTGGTTGCCGGGCTGATTTCGGGGAATTGGTCCCAGGTCTGGCAGAGCTGCCAGCAGATCGCCAGCGGCGCCGTCGGTGCGCTCGGTGGCATCCTGAACGGAATCTACAACGCCGCGATGGCTGCGGTCTCGGGTGCCGGAACGTGGCTTTGGGATGCCGGCAGCCAGATCATCGCCGGTCTCTGGAACGGCATCTCTGGTGCCATCGGCGGCCTGTACAACAACATCAGGAATGCGCTCTCGGGCTTGGTCGACGAGGCGATGAGCGCACTCGGCATCCACTCGCCCTCGCGCGTCTTCCGCGACAAGGTCGGTAAGTTCATCCCGTCCGGCATCGGCGTCGGTATCAAGCGGAACACCCCGGCGCTGCTCTCCGATGCCGACAGGATGACCGATGCCCTCGTGGACCGCGTGAGCGGCGCATCCGCGGCTGTCGACGTGGCTGCTGGTATGTCGCTCGCGTCTGGCGCAAACGGCGCTCAGGGGGCATCTGGTGGCGCTGGCGGTCTATCTGTGGACGACATCGTGCTCGCAATCGTCACGGCACTCAGCAAGATCGGCGCGCTCAAGCTCGATGTCGACCTCAAGACGCTCGCCATGCTGCTCGCGCCCTGTATCGACTCTGAGCTCGGCAAGCGCGACGCAATGGAGGTCTAAATGGCTGATTCTAGGCTAGGTATCTACTCGCGCAACAGGATGTTCGTCGATGACGGCACGGTCACCGTGAACGGCGTCAGGCTCGGCGACATGGGATGGTATCTGACCTCCGCGCCAGAGGTCGATGCCATCTCGTTCGACACGTCCTACACGACCGTCGCCGGGGCACATGGCTCCCGTGACCTTTCGCTGACGGACGGCAGCGGGCTCGCCTATGCCGGCAGGCGCACGGTGACGCTCCACCTGCGCACGGTCGGCACGTGGCAGGAGGCTGTCAAGTCCAAGCTCGCGCTCGGCTCCATCGTCGGCCGCGACGCTCGCATCACGTGGCGCGCGCTCCCCGGCGATTTCGTCGGCAGGCTCGAATCGTCCAGCCCCAGCGAGGTCTGGCAGGGCGGCGTGTTCGCCTACTGCGAAATCGACCTGACGATGGGCGCCATGCCCATGCTGTACGGCAGGAAAACGGCGGTGAGCGGTACGAAATTGACCGTGAACGGGAACTGCCGGGTGTTCCCGACGTTCACCGCCACGCTCAAGGCCGAGAAGAGGCTGAAGATCTCCCGCGCGGACGGCGCGTTCATCGAGGTCGATGCCGAGAGGAACTTTGCCGTCGGTGCAACCGCCGTCATCGAGACCTCGCCGACAAAAGCGCGCGGCGTGTACATCAATGACGTCCTGACCTGCCCGACGCTCACATCTGATTTCTTCGACCTGCCAGTAGGGGACTCGGCCATCACAGTGGTCGGTGCAAGCAGCATCACGACATCCTTTGAGCCGCTCTGGCTCATCCCCTAGGAGACGGTCAGATGTCAAAGAGATTCATCCATTTCAGCCGCTTCGGCGCATACCTCGGCGAGCTCACGCCGATGCAGGCGACGCGCACGCGCAATGTCGACCAGTGCGGCGTGGACAAGGTCGAGCTCGTCCTGCTGGACAACGGCGTCGACAAGTACGACCGCATCGTGTTCTGCGACTCCATGGGTCGCACGTGCGAGTGGATCGTCATGTCCTCGCGCGAATCGAGGGCGTCAAGCGTGCCGGTCTGCACTGTCAACTGCTACGGCTCCATGCAGGAGCTGTCGCGACACTTCATGCCGACGCTACGCCGCGGCTCCAACGACACGCCAGCACAGGCGCTCGCTAAAGCACTGGATGGCACCAGATGGTCGGTAGGCCAGTGCGACGAGGGCGGCGGCACGTACAGCGTCTACCACCAGTCTTCGCTGGCTTCCGTCAAAGATATAGCCGAAGCCTACAAGATGGAGGTCGAGCCTGTAATCGAGTTGTCGGCAGACGGCAACTCCATCGCCAAGCGCTCGGTCTGCCTTGTCAAGCGCCTGGGCCGCGCCAACACCGCGCTGCGCCTTGATTACGGCAGCGGGCTGTCCGGCATCGACCGAGTGCTTTCCGCCGATGACGTGGTGACGCGCCTGTACTGCTACGGCAAGGGCGTGCAGACAACGGACGCCGACGGCAACGAGACGGGCGGATACTCGCGTAAGATCACATTCGCCGACATCAACGGCGGCAAAGAGTACATCCAGGATGATTCACTGCTCGAGGTCTGGGGCGTGCCAGGCCCCGACGGGTCGCTCATGCACACCGAGGGCATCTTCGAGGACGGCGATTGCGAGGACAAGGCGACGCTTCTCGCCGAGGGCAGGGCGGCTCTCGCCGAGCGCTCGAAGCCCGTCGTGAGCTACGAGGGCACGGTCGAGGCCCTCGGTCGCGCGGGGTTCGATGCCAACGCCTGCGACCTCGGCGACAACCTCCAGATGGTCGACACGACATTCCCTAAGCCGCTGCGCCTGAGCGGTCGCGTTTTGGAAATCGTTGAGGACCTGCTCGGCGACGGCTCTCCGTCCACCGTGAAGGTCGGCAACGTCATCGAGGGCATCGTCAAGCGCTCCGATCGCGTACAGCAGACAATCGACCGTCTGACCAGCAGTGCCGGCAGTTGGGACAGCGCCGCCACGCTCGGCAGCGCCTATCTTGACGGCCTTATCGACGGCCTGAACAAGGTGATGAACGAGACCGGCGGCTACACCTACATCAAGCCCGGCAAGGGGCTGTTCGTCTATGACAAGCCCGAGAACGATAATCCGTCCATGTGCATCCAAATCGGCGGTGGCTACTTCCGCATCGCCGACGGCAAGAATTCCGACGGCACGTGGAACTTCCGCACGCTCGGCAACGGCCATGGCTTGGTGGCCGATGCGATCGTCTCCGGAACCATCAGCGCCAACCTCATCAAGGCCGGAACCATCCAGGACAGGAGCGGAAAGAACTACTGGAACCTCGATGCCAGCGAGCTCCACCTCGGCCCCGGCGCCAAGCTCGACGGCAAGGACATCGCCACGACCGACGCCGCGATAGCGTCGGTGGACGTCGAGTACGCCCAGGGCACATCGCGCGTCACCGAGCCGCAGGACGGGTGGCAGACCACGGCGCCCCAGTGGGTGTCCGGCAAGTACATCTGGACGCGCACCAAGACCACCATGCAGTCCGGAGACATCGAGTACAGCGAGCCCGTGTGCATCAGCGGCAGGGACGGCACCGACGGCGCCAAGGGGGACAAGGGCGCGACCGGTACCGGCGTGAGCGGCATCGTCGAGCAGTACTACCTGTCAACAAGCAGTACTGCGCAGTCCGGTGGCAGCTGGTCGGAGGCCCAGCCCACATGGGCGAAGGGCAGGTACATCTGGACGCGCAGCAAGATCACGTGGACGGACGGTTCGGTCACCTACACGACGCCTTGCCTCGCCAAGGCCATCAACGGCTCCAACCAGATGGCCGGCAGCGCGATCGTCTCTCGCGTCAAGCTCTACGCTAAAAATCAATCGGACAGCGTGCCGCCGATTAACGCGCAGAACCCAGAGCTTGGATGGTCTGAGGACATCCCGCAATGGTCGAACGGGTTCTTCATCTGGGAGATGGACCGCATCGCCTACGGTGACGGCTCGGTCAACCATTCCACGCCTGTCCTCGTCGCCGCACTGAACAAGGCGAATCAGAGCGCGTACGATCTCAATAAGTCCCTTAGCGACCTCGACACCACGGTCAACGACCTTGCCACAGACGGCGTGGTCACCGAAGCTGAGAAGGCCGCGATCAAGAAGATCCAGCAGACCATCGATAAGGAGAAGGACGAGCTGACCACACAGTTCAACAGCCTGAAGTCCAACAAGTCGTTGAATCAACAATTCCTCGGCAATGTCCTAGGCCCATCGTTCAATTCTGCTTTTGGCACAGGCGGCTCATACGGATCGCTCAACACCGCCATCTCGGATGTGCTCAAGTGCGCCACGAAAGAGGCGCTGGACGGCGCCATGGCTACCTACAAGTCCTGCTACAACACGCATTCGAACAACGTCAACACATATATCGCCGCAGCTCATCAGGCGCAGCACGCCATCGAGCAGCAGGACGCCAAATCGATGGCGCAGGGCCTGCTCGACAACTACGATGACAACATGACGCAGCTCAAGATATTCAACCGCCTGACCAACAACGGTACCGAGCAGGGCATCTACATGCACGACAACAAGCTGTACATGAACGCCAGCTACCTTGCTGCGGGAATCATCGCAGACGCGACCAACACGAACAGCTGGAACCTCAAGACCGGCTATCTCAAGACGACGCGCGGCACCATCGGCGGCTTCACAATCGACAGGTACGACATCTCCAACAACAGGCTGTCGCTTCAGGATGACGGGCCTCATTTCATCTTTGACGGCAAAGACATCGGTTCCATTGGCAGCAACTACCTCGTCGACCATCCAAGCGCACACGGACTCAACTTCAACCTGAAAGAGTCCGGTGGCTACATGTCTTGGTCTGCGAAGAAGAATGCAGACGATCCGTATTACTCAATGAAGCTGACGTATGCGAACAAGCCAAACATCGGGTTTACCGCCTATGCGCTCAACGCCGGATGCGATCTGGATATGCGCAACTGGTCGATCAAGAACATCGGCAACGGAATAACACGCACCTTGCGGCTTTGCGTGATCACAAATGCAAACTCCGATGGAAGCTTTACCTACTCAAACGGTTGCAACATGAAATTCGAGGGCGGGTTGCTGACAGATTTCACCTGGCCGGGTGGCAGCTATTCGTAAATAAGAGAAGGGATCGTAATGGAAGACGTGAAGTACGTAATGGAAACCGGTGTCCCCACGGCGGGAGCCGGCGAGCCCGCCGAAGTCCAGGAGACCAGCACGACTTTGGAGCGCGATGTAAGGCGCATCGATTCCAAAGTGAATCTGATTTTGAAAGCCTTGGGAGTAAGCACAGCGACCCTGGAGGATGATACCGATGAAGTTAACTAACGAGAAGATCGCGGCAATGTGCCGAGACCTCGACAACGGCGTGCTGGATAACGTCGGCATCGTGGGCTACACGGCGGCGCGAAACTACCGCACGCTGCACGACGTGGCTGAACCCTTCTTCACCCAGCGCAACAGGCTGATCATGGAGTACGGCGAAGCGCAGTACGACGATGACGGCAACATCAACGACTACGTGGTCGACCCCAAATCGGAGAAGTTCGCCGAGTTCGCCGCGAAGTACCAGGAGCTTGCCGAAATCGAGTGCGAGGTCGAGATTCTTACCCTGCCGGAGGAAAAGGCAATCGACGCCATCAGTGGCGCTCAGCTGCTCCAGCTGAGCTGGATGTTCGAGCGCGACCAAGGCTAATCGGTTGGGGTACGACTGCCAGATTATTGACCGCAGCAAGTAACTAAGGGGGTCAAGATGGCTCTAGACAACTTCCGGCGCATTGTAATCGATGTCGACACGGCAAACGATTACATCCCGCCGGTGATGCTCTCCGGCGGCGATTCAAACGGTCGCACGCTTCTGGTCAAGCTGACAGACAACGGCAAGGCGATCGCGTCCGCCGCCGGCATCACGGCGAAGCTGGCGTACGCCGATGGGTGCGGCAACAGCGGCTACAAGACGATGACCCCGGTCGGCGGCTACGAGACCGCCGCCTGGGAGTGCGCGGCACCCGGCAGCGTGCTCAAGACCGATTCAGCGCATTTGTGCGTCCAGTTCTGGCAGGGCTCTGATGTGGTCTGCACGCGTGTCTTCCATGCTTCGGTCGACCGAAATCTCGTATCGCTTGAATCAGGCACGACCAGCGGCGATGCGGTCAAGGAGCTTTACGACACGATCGCAAACCTAAACAAGGTCATCGATCGAGCTAATGCATCTGCCGGAAAAGCAGACTCTTCTGCCGCCTCCGCAGACGCGAACGCCGACGCGGCGAACAGGGCCGCGACCGCAGCCACGGACGCAGCCAAGCAGGCGAACGCCGCCGCAGCCGCGACCAAGCCCTACTACATGCAGGCCGCAGAGCCAGCCCGCGACAAGCGCGTGGACGGCATGCTGTGGATGCAGACCAACGAATCGACCAAGAGGATCGAGGCATTCAACCGCTGGGACGCGAACCTGCCCGGCACGGCGCTGTGGCCCGGCGCCACGACATTCCCCTCCGGTAGCACATTCCCCGACGAAAAGGGCGCTTGGACCGCCTTCGGCATCTAGAGAAAGGAAATCATCATGGCAAACCTCGTGACCTTCGTGAAGAAGCTCTGGAAGGACGCGACCTCGGGCGGCACCCCCATCACCGCCGCCGAACTCAACCGCATGGAGGGCGGCATCAACGACTGCGCCACCCAAATCAACAAGCTCGGGGATTCCGTATCCCGAGTGCCGTACTTCTGGGGAGGCGTTACCTCCATTACCTGCGGCTCGTGGGGGTCGGGAGAGGACGCTTTTATCCAAGTGCAATTCTGTTTAAATGACGACAAATCGCTTTACGTCACCATCTCAAAAACAGAAGGCATCAAATTGCAGTACGGGACTACAGGCAATATCAAAACACTGTGGACTAAGTAGCATTCCGTATGCCAGAGGATGAAGATAGGAAACGCCGGCGAAGGAAAGCCAG